GGAAAGCATCAAGCATTTTTCCGCTGGCTCGTCGTACATAACTATCGTCCGGCAAATGCTGACGGAGGCCGGGATTTCTCTTGTGATTGCGACACCATCTGAAGCGACGCTACAAACCGACCGGGAAGACTGGCAAATTGGAACTGACTATCTTACAATCTGTAACGCGCTGCTTGATGAGATCAATTATGATCCCATTTGGTTTGATGCAAACGGTGTGGCGCGCCTGACGCCGCATGAGACGCCGAGCGCATCGAATATTGATCACCAGTACAGCACAACAGATATTCGTTTTCGCGCCCCTGTCGGTCTGTCAGCGAGCCAAGAGAATGACTTTTTTGATGCACCGAATGTGTTTGTTGCAATTTGCTCAAACCCGGATTTAGACGCGCCTATGGTCGCCAGAGCAGAGAATGATAATCCATCGAGTTCTATTTCCACGTTCAAGCGTGGCCAGAAGATCACAAAGGTTGTAAAGGTTGATAATATCGCCAGTCAATCTGCGTTGCAGGCGTATGTCGAAAACATCCGCAATCAATCCATGCTCGGCGCGAAGACGATCACGTTTCAGTCGTTGGCGGAGCCGGGTCACGGTATCGGGGATGTTATTGCAATCGATCATCCGACCATCGGCGGAATCTACGAAGAAACCGGATGGTATATCGAGCTGAAAGAAGGCAGCATGATGAAGCATACGGCAAAGAGGGCGGTGATTGCATGATTGGCGTGACGAGTTTTTTTGATACAGACGAAACGGCACAGAAGCCACAACCTGAATTTATGCTGGCGACCGTTGGCGCAAAGTATACCGATGGACTGTCGCTGATCTTTGACGGGCAGACGGAGGCAACCGCAAAGCACTATAAATGTAACACTTCCGTTACATTCAGTGCGGGAGATCGAGTTAAAATCTGCCGTGTATCCGGAACTTACATTGTCGAGTACGTTGTTGGAAAACCGAAATAAGGAGAAAGAATATGGATTCTGGAATTATCACGATCATTGTGGCAATCCTCGGCTCGTCTGCGCTGACGACCATCGTTCAGGCAATCGTCAGCGCGATCCAGAAGAAGAAAGGAAAGGGCGACGCGCAGAGCGCCCATCTGAAAGAGATAGACGAGAAGATCGACAAGCTCACGAGATTGCAGGATGAGCAGTATTTAAGCATTCTGCGTCTCACGATTATGTCTGAGGAAATGCCGATGTCGGAACGCTTGATTGCTGGGAAGAAGTACGTCAATCGCGGCGGCAACGGGGATGTCAAAAAGGCGCTGCATAAGCTCGAAGATCAGTGCGAGGCCGGGCGGCATGAGGCGGGCTGATGGAGACTTCGAAGAAGCTGCTCATTGGCAGCGCGGCGGCAAGCGTCGTTTGCATTATCCTGAATGTGCTCGGCGTGCTGAGTGTGGAGGTCACGTTGGCAGTCATCGGATTTGCGACGGCGATTGGGATGTTCTACTTGTGGAA